TACCATGGTCAACGTGACCGATAGTACCGATGTTAACATGCGGTTTAGTACGTTCGAATTTTGCTTTTGCCATTGAAGTAATAGCCTCCTTCACAAAAATAATAACCTATATACGCTCATTATACTCCGTATCGATTTTATTTGTCTACTTTTTTATGAAAACAAGCAATAACGCTACTTAATCAATATTTTTGATTAAAAACAATATCTATAAAAATGCATCTTTTCTATACAATTTTTGCCGTTTTTTTGCCGTAAAACTAAACAAGGGCAGCACGCATGCTACCCTTGTAAGACGTTCGCTCACTACTAGTCTCTTTTATAGTATATACTACCATTCCTTCACTGTATAGAGGATACTAGCCCCTTTTATTCCGTTATCTTTGAAGTGTACAAGCCCTTCAAATTGTCCTGCTTGATATCCTACAGTGGGATATATTTTATTATCAATCACGGTCACCCCCGATTTGATTTTATGCGACTTATTTAAGTTAATTTTATACACATCAACTTTTTGCGCCGCTTCATTTGGATTGACTATAGTTTTATCACTTTTCTCATTGATTGCTAAAGGTAATGATAGCTCATGGTTATTAATTGCTTTTTGCGTCTGTTTAGCCGCCGTATTTACATCCGGAGCCTGTACATAATAACTAACTACAGGCTCTTTTTGCTGTACACTTTGTATCTCTCTTTGAATTTTCACCGCATCAGAGGGAAATGCATTAAGCTTATTGGATAAAGCAGTCGAATTATTAAGCGTATCAGTCAATACTATATCAGCCTTCTGCGGGATTTTATCTTGACTATGCCCCACAATCAATACTACTAATACTACTGCAATAGCCCCAATTATAACCGTTATGGCGTTTTTATGCTGAGTCAAATATAATTTTACCTTACCCATAATAACACTCCTTACAGCTTACACAGTGCGGCTCATATCGTATAATTGACCATTGATGTTTTCGCTCATAGTATATTGCCAAAGCTTAATACGAGAGTCTACCCAGTCCATCTTATAGTTATATTGTGCATACCATATGTCACAACCTAATTGATCCATAAGTAACTTATTAACGATGTAATCATACGATGCATACAATCCTGCATTACTATATCCGGCTTGCCACAATCTATTAATAACGATGCTTGCAATATTGGTTAAGGTCTGATTATCCGGCATACCATGACGTTCTTTATATCCGTCACCATCTTCCATATCATGCCATACTCCCAGTTCTAAACGGTCTGGTGTTAAGCCACTTTGAACCAATGTATTAATAATAAATTGAGCTTCCATCTCCGCATCAGACTCATCGAGAGCGTAGGAGTAATGATATACGCCTACCTTCATGCCGCTTTCAATAGCCTTATTGATATAGTTATAAAATTGACTATCAAGCCCACTTTTACCATATCCAAGCCTAATAATAGCTCCTTCAATGCCAGCTGCTTTTAATTCACCAAAATCAACCACTCCATTATGTTCGGATACGTCAACAATTTTCATTTTGTACCTCTTTCGTCATCATCGCTTATTCCGTTACTATTGCTGTCTTTAAGTTTTGCACCATAGGCAATAATGCAAGCCATCACTTGACCTGTAAGGATAGCATTAATAATCTTAATCGCATATTCAACCACTTTAAATGCCCAATCGTCCGTAATGTGTGCAAACCATATATATAATAGTGAAAACACTACAAATATCAATGGTAATAGAGATATGCCAATCACAACTTCATAAAACAGCAGGTTGCCGATTTTTAGGTCGGCAGCCTTTATTGTTTTATATACATCTTTTAAGCGATTTATCCATTTCATGATTTATCGCCCCACAAAATTTTATTTTCAAGGCGTTGTATACGCTCCTCTTGCGACTCTAAGCGATGGTTATGCTCGGTTAATGTCGCATTGGTGCGTTCCACACTTAACAAAATCTTTTGTACATCGGCTGATGTTGTTTGCGTAACTGATTTAATATCACTCACGGCCTCATCGGTTTTGAGACGTTTAACCTCGGTTACAGACTGTTTAGCCTCCCACCTATCAAATATCACTGTCTTAATAAACCATCCTAAAATCGTTGCTACACCTAGTACAACGCCAACTAAGGACGACCACCAGGCGAGGTCATACATTGGATTAGTTTCCATATTTACTCCTTTACTTTGTAATAGGTCGTAAGCTTAGCCCTCTCCTAGCTACATTAACTTTTTGAAAATCAATCATGTCGAGCTTTTCCCTCTTTTGCTGACTTGAGAGCCTTTTACTCTCCCTAATCTGTTTAGACGCTTTATTCAATTGCTGTAATTGTTTATGCGCTTGTTTCATCATATTATAGGACCTAGCGTCAAACCCCTCTTGCTTTTCGCCAGTTAACTGCATAGCCTTAAGTAATCCTTCTTGCTTGTTATATTCATCATATAATCGTTGCACGCTGTCGCTCGATTTATACGGGGTCTCGGTAAAACCTTTTATTACGGGTTGCTCATTCCACTTTTTGGCTGGACGAGTATCTGCCACTCCACTCATACGGTCTGTCATATCCATAATTAAAGACCCAAATCCACCACTATACCCTCTAATAGTGTTATCAACTTTCATAGGAGAAACATTAAGCAAATCACCTACTTGGTTACCTATATAAGACGTGCGCCAATCAGATTGCAAACGATTCGGTAATTTGGTCATACTTTGAGGTACAATATTCCGCTGCATGAAAAAACTATAATTTGTTGCCCATTCCAACAATGGAATACCTGCTGTTGGTATCAAAGATGGCATCATATTATCCATAACCGATGCACGTAAACCCTCAAAACCTCGTCCATTTACTTTCTTTTCTTTGTCATAAGCATATTGTAATGCTCGTTCCGGTACTGTGCCAAATAAGATACCTAATTCGAACGGTTTCGGGATTTTAATTAAAGTATCCTCTGTCGGAATAATCCAAAATACATCCTTTTCCCATTGAGGTAGCTCCTGATAACGAGGGTCATCTTTATTCAGCCACCACAATACTACGCTTGGCAAAGTAATGAATGCAGCAGTTTTAAACGTCATCTCAGCGGGATTTTCACGAAATGCACGAACCATCTTATCTGTACCTTGTAATGATGCATTAAAGAATGCAATCATTTTATTAGCTTGCTTGGTATTTTTACCGATGCGACTAAAATCAAGTGTTATATCACGAGCTTGAATAGCTGCTTCTGCGCTACTCAATGGCTTTCTTTCACTCCCCATCAGGCGATTCATAATACCAGTGTAACCTTTTCTTGCATTATCAAACTCAGCCAATCGAGTTGCCATTTCAGTGGCTTCATTAAGCCCCCGAATTACATCAAGCGGAGACGTTGCTATTTTTCGTACTACACTTGGTTGTTTCAAAATATCTCGAATGGAGTTTTGAAGATAATTACGGTCGATACTAACCATTGCACTGTTGCCAGCACCACTCTTCTTATAATCCCAGTACACATTATCTTTTTTAAGATAATGCATAAGCCCTTTTATCGTATCAACTACCGGAATAAATCCGTGTTTACTGTAAATCGTTGCCGCAATCATATCACGAACCGGATTTCGCAATATAAACTCAGGGCTTAATTGAGTAGCCCCTGCACGTAACCAACCAGCCGGGGTTTTCATCATTTGAACAAACCAATTAGAGCTTTCTGCATTCGCAAATTGTAAGGCTTGATAAATCTCCGGTGTGGTTTGATAAATGGTCTTTTTGCCATCCTTCATCACATAAAAAGTAGAATCTTTAGCTGTAGGCGTGCCTGTTACCCGTTCTACAATGTCACTCATGCCTTCTACTTCAGAGATTTTAACAAAGGCAGTTGCTACTTTGTTGCGCTCAATGGCATTAATCGTAGCATAGGTATTTTTAATGATACTTTCGAGCGGGTCAACAATATCACGCCCGCTCCCCTTCATCTTCTTAATAGGCGCATGAACATTCATAAATCCGTCACCCTTACTGCCAAAGTTATCAATTCCGGCTTCACCAAAATCACGGATAAATGGCACATAGTTTGGATATTTAGCACGCATCGCATTAATATCCTTTTGACTGATTAACCCCGCATCACGCATTAAATCCAATAATTTATTACTGTAAGATACAATTTTTTGCTGCGCATCAATAAATTTACTGCCATAAGTTCTTTCATAGTGTCCTATGGTTGCAATAACATCTTTAATTGATTTATCAGTATATATTGCTTCATTCGGATGCGCCTTATTCCACCGCAAAATATCCATCTGCCGTTTTGCTACAAGATATGCAGAAAAATCTTCGTGCAAATTATTGGGAATATCCGCAACAGCTTCTTTAAATGACCCTGGGCCATGTTCTAATAAAGCTTCAGCCTTGCCTACCCAGCCACGAGATACCCATGCTTGCATAAATGGATTATCTGCAAATTTTAATTTTTTGCCAGTAATATCTTCCACTTCACTAACTATCTTTTCTAATGGATGGAGTTCATCAATAGCTCGTGTATACGCATCATCCAAAAATCGAGTAACTGTTTCTTTTGGATTATTAATTACATCGCCCATTAAGGAATTATTTTTACCAAACGTAATTGAGCCTTTAATACGCTCATGAGGATCTTGTCGATACCACTGATGCATTACTGCACTTACCTTTTCAACTCGTGCATTTAGCTCCGGCGCCGCCTTTAATCTACTAGTAAACTCATCATAGAATTCCGGGAAATCTGCCTTTGCTCTGGCTCTATTCGTTGTATAGTCACGATAAAATTCTGCAAACCCTTCTTTTGCCAATCCTGTAGAGTCCAATTTGTCATATCTACCGCCAAACCTACGATGAACATTTTTTACTAGCTCAGCTTGGTGTTCTTTGGTAGTAAATCCAAAATACTTATCCAAATAATGCCCCAATTCATGAGCAGCTGCTTCAAAATCGCCATAATTTCTTACTCTGACCGCATCAGTTTTAGTATTGAAAAAGCCTAAAACACCTTTTCTCCCAATACGCCCATGTCTAATTGATTTAAAATTCTCATCAATAGCATTAAAAATCTCTTGACGGTTTACAGGCTTATCGGATGTTAAATTCTCTTCACCTTCAACATATCGATAAGGTGATTTGGGATTATCTGAAAAGTACTGCACATCATTTGGCTTTACTTTTTCCACCACATCTGTTATATTTAAATTACTAGATGGGTGGAGCTGAGTATCCAGTGTTGAACCCCTATCACTAGTTGGGGGTCGGTGATACTGCGACAGGCCACCTTCTAACTCATTTCTAATACTATCGCTGACGTATACAATTGCGTCGGCTTTTTTAGTATCTGAAATGAGTTTTTTTATGGCATTATGACGTTTTCTCCGCATATCCGCAGCTACATGAGACGATATAATTTTTCCTCTATCAGCTTCGTCAAGACTTACAATGACCTGATGAGTTATATTATCAATTCCCTTAAAATAGCTAACATATGCATTTCGTCCATTAGCCTGTCTCAAAATCAAATCAGGATTGCTAGCGGTCTCCTTAATTAACGTTGTAGCAAATGCACGTTTTTTGCTTATCTTACCATCACTATGCCCTCGCATAAAATAATTAGCTATTTGGTCTATCGCATGTTTATTTGATTCGTCATACATTACTTTTACAGTATTACCTAAAGGATCTGTGACACCTTCTTTAAGCTGAATAACATTGTCACGAGTTTTTTCAAACAACTCTTTTTCTGAATACTTCTCATATTCAGCCAATTTTTCTGCATCATACTCTCTGAATTTAGGGTCGATTTCTTTAGATTTAATCTTCTTTGCCAATTCAGCAGGCTTTATATCAGAATAAGGATTTGTTTGTTCAGGATTAACCTTCGTTTTGTCAAACATATTCAGATTATGCTCTGCCCTATTCATAACCTCAGCTTGGTCAGCAGATTTTTCAAATAAGTTCAAATTTGGCTTTTCATTACCAACTTCAACAGCACCAATTCTATTTTCATTACTAAAATCAATAGTATTCGGATTATATGGCTCTTCTTTAAACGTTTCTGTTATGAATCGATTATTGTTACCATCTGCCATATTCGGAGTATCGTTGTGCGGACCTATTTGACCATCATATACTTCACGTGCTTTTTGCATGCGGTATTCATCGTTAGCTTTAGCAGGGTCTGGCCTTTCGTAAGATTCTCGTACGATATGAGCCATTTCTTCTACAGTAGCATTCGGATTTTCTCTTAACCGCTCTAAAGTAGCACGTTCTGTCGTACGTAATTCATGCTTTAAAAAGTCAACCTGTGTACGCCAATCATAAGGGTCACTATAGTTTTCTTCTGCAAAACGCATAAGGTCAGTTAATCTAGTATCAGTCCATTGTACTAATCCCTGTGAACCGTAACCATCACCACTTACCGCCTTAGTATTAAAAGTACGCTCTTCTTGTGCAATATTCCCTGTAAAAGCAGCTGCTTCTTTATCCGTTAAAAAGCCATCACTTCTTAATCTGTCGTATATAGCCCGTTGCATATCAGTCGGTGTATCAGCATTCCATTCACTAATATTCTCATCAAATGATTTCAAGGCTTGAATTGGCTCTGATACAAAGTTTTCTTTAATGCTTGCAAAACTATCTCCATCAGAAATAGGCTTTACACTTTTATTAAATTTATCGCTAATATCCTTAAAGCTATCGTATGCTTGTGATTTTACATTATCAATGACATCCCCCACTTTAGCTTTTGCTGATTTAGGGGTAACTGCCTTGCCTAAATGATAAGCCCCCCTTGCACCTTCAAATGGCATTAATACATTGTCATAAGCGGCACCTAAACCGCCTTGACGAATTGCGTCAACTTGACTAGCAGGGTTTTCAATCCACTTTTCAACCGGTTCTACAAGTGGGTCAATCAATAATTTTTTAGCTGTATTACCTACAGCACCAATCCATGAACCACCAGTTGCATCGGCAGTTTGCATGTTGCTATCATACGCTTGAGTTGCATCACTAGCCAGTGTTGGTAAGGTTGCAAGCCCTGCCGCCGCTTTAATGGGGGCTGGCATATATGGAGTCATTGCAGCATACATTGCTGGATGTCCAATCGTTGTATCATAAGCTTGTTTTCCGAGGCTACGCAATTCATCGGCTTCTGATGTATCGCTTTTATCAGGGTTAATAATATAACCGTCTCCAGTATTAATCATTGTCCCATCAGCAAGCCCTTTATTAGCCGCATCATAATAATTTGATAGTGCTTGCTTACTATTGTCATACCAATCGCCAATACTTTTTACTGTATTAGTCGCAAAATCGCCAACACCACTAGCAAATTCACGCACCCCATCTACCGCAGAGCTTGCAACATTAGCGATATTGTCGAGCATACTCGGCTGAGGTTCTCCATTGAAAGCTGTATTTATTTCGGAAAAGCTATTAAAGCTACCTTCACTGTCATATTTCTTCTTAATATCGCTAAAACTATTCATAATTAATCCTTTCTACCAAATCCAATTAATATAATAGTTTCCTTTGCCAAAAACTTCCTCAAGCTCCGCTTTAATTTGCTCAGGGCTTTCACCGTTCATTCGCTTTTTATCGATTAAATCGGCAACAGCCTTATCCTGACCTTTTAAGTCTGCATGGTCATCGCTTGATGCGGCACCTTTACTGCCACCAACGCCATTTGCTAGAGCAGTTTGCAAATCATTGTAGTACGGGCTTTCGCTTTCATCCGCATCTAAATGCTGTTTCATCCAAGTTGTATGCAATGAAGCTAATGTACGCAACTGTTGTGCTTGTAACCCACTCGTGCCACCGGAAGCGATACCACCGCTACCAAATTTAGGGAATTTACCAACAAGTTGCTTCTGCCCATCAGCGCTTACAAGATAAGTTGTACCATCATCAAGTTGTTGTAATTTTACGGCACCATAACCACCAATATCTTTAATGTTGCCACTATCATCATGCGTAATAATATGACCGTTTTGTGCCCCATAAAGGGAAACCTTGCCATAGTTACCAACATTATGCACTTCACCCGTATCACCATCAAACCCAACAAGATAACCATTAGGCATCGTTTGGTATTTAATATTAGGTTTATTAATAGCCGCGGCACTAGCTAGATTATTCATATCAATTTGTTGCGCCCCTACCTTTTGGGCAAGTGCGTTATAGCGTGTAACTGCACTATACATGCCTTTAACCTTACTGCTGTTATATGTATCTACCACCGTATTACCATCTTTATCAGTGGTATACATGAGGTTATTAACAATATCCTGTCGCATTGGTTCAAGCACATCATCAGTAAATTTAGAAACATAATCTCCATATGCTCTATCGATGTTGCTTTGCATCCGATTTGCTGCATATGCTTTTGCATCATTCAAATTCATGCCACCTTTAACCAATGCTACAACATCCTTACCAAACTGCCTCTGATAATTAGTTGTAATCGCATTGCGGTCTGGGATTCCCATCCCATTAGTTTCTGCCAATGGTTTATGCATATCCGGTAAAGCGCTAGCTTGATTATGTCTTCCCTCATTAACACTAGCGCCGTTTAATGAGGTTGCTTGCGGGTTTACAAATTGTCCAAATGCTTGTCCTGAATTGGGTTGTTGCGTAAAATTCCATAAACTATTGTTATTGGATTGATTAAGCAGTGATTGCTGTGGCTTTTGCATTGTTTGCCATAAATTCTGATTAGCCTCTAAAGCTCCATTAGCAATCGTCGGTTGTTGTGTTGTTTGCCACACATTATTATTGCTTTGTTGTGGGCGAGTATACTGCGTTAAATCTGTCTGCCAAAGATTCTCCTGAGTGTTATTCGGCAAATTAAATGCTACTTGGTTAGTGGGGTGTGTATATTGTGCAATATTATTTTGTACATTAGGTATTTGATTCCAAAGATTACTATTAGCATCTTGTTGCATCGCTTGCTGTGTACCTTGTTGTGCTGCTTTCTCTGCATCATAATCATATCCATACATATTACCCAACGCTTTAGCCGCATTATTTTCTTGAATTCGATTCCAACGATGACCAAGCCACATGCCGGCTAAACGTCCTAAAGCTTCATCAGTCATTCCCATAATTAAACCTCCTTCTCTACGGCTTCTACCATTTTTTTACTTCTACGTCTTGCTTTTGGTTTTTCTTCTATCGTTTCAGCGGTCTTTTCTTCTACCACTTTTTCAACTTCTTCATTTGCTTTTTTATCAGCGTCCGTCAGACCTTCAGCTAAAACACCATTAGCATAGAATGTATTATCTCCGTCACATTCAAGCACATAAACTTCATCGTCACGACCTGTATCAACAATTTCAGTCACACGATCATAATCATGTACTGTCATAATTTCATCACCAATAACTAATTCTGTGAGCAGTTTCCATCCATCACGAGTTTTAAATTTCTCGGTTTCTGTTGTATTAACAGCGGTTCGAGTAGTTTTTAACGTGTAAATATGTTTAGTTCCCATGTTATGTAATTTAATAACATTAATAACATTGCCCAATGTAAGTACTTGGTCTCCATCATTGACTACTTCAATATTTACTGCCCCTGTAGGTGTTGCAATGTCTGTTCCTGCAGGAAAACAAAAACCACCAACAAGACCTGTAATAAAGTTGCCACTGCCTTGTTGTGATGTTGAGGATGTATTTCCACTACTTGCTCCATATCTTGCTCTCATCATTGCCTCCCATAAATTACTATTTGGACTATTTAACGCCGCACTTAAACTATATAAACTTGTTGGATACTGTACTGCATTTTGCTGTGCTGTGCCACCATACTGCAATGGATTATAAGCCATCGTTTCTGCCTGGTTAGTTAATCCACTGCCCGTATTAATACCACTTAAAATATTTGAATAAGATTGATTAGCCAAATTAGCTTGATTATTCAACCCATTCATATTATTGCTGTACTGATTATTCCATAATCCTTGTTGAGCATTAATACCGCTTAAATTATTAGCAAATCCATTACTTGCCAATTGTGCAGCCTGTCCTAAATCACTGGCATATTGATTAGCCAATGTATCGCTTGCATTCTTACTGATACCATTAAAGGCCGTATCCGCTTGACTACTGTTAATCACTCCACGGCTAGCCAATCCTGATAACGTATTACCTACTGTATTTTCAAGTGAGTTATTTAACGCCTTTTCACGATTTTCGCTATACGCTGTAGGTAATTGACCATTAGCAATACCACTATAACTGTTGTTAAAATCTGATAACGCATTTTTATACTGTTCATTAAGGGTATTGGCTGTATTGTTCATGCTATCCATAGCATTACCCATGCTTGAGCCGTACTGAGCGTTAGCACTAGCATTATCTTTCATTGCATTTTGTGTTTGACCGCTCATAGTGTTAACATTATTTAAGTTCTGATTGTTTTGATTCAAATAACGATTATACAAGCCTTGATAGTCAACATTTACATTTGCTCCATTCATGGCATTATTACCCATTTGTAAAGCATTTTTAGCAGCCGGATTAGCTTGATTAATATAATCTAACTGATTAGCTAATGCTTTTTGTTCTTCTTGTGTTGACGGTAATAAATTAACCTTTGTAGATGATTTATTCTTATTCTTGCCACCGCCAAATAACTGTAAATCAAATTTATACATAGTATCTCCTCTCTAATGCACATCGTCATATGTGGCGATAAGCGCATAATATTTTTTACCTCGATACTCATAATCCTCTGTCTCTAGCCGTTGCATATGCCATTTACGCATGTGTGCCCGTGGATTACGAGTTGTAAATGTCAATACATACTTAATGCCGTTTAACCGCATAACCTCTTTTACATAAGGTGCCATAGCCTTAAAAAAGCCATAGGTTTGCAACAAACATATATACTTTTGACCCTCAATCTCCTTTACACACCAAAATAAAAATCCTTGTTTATCAAAAAATTTAAAATAGGTGTAATAGTCATCATGAAATGAGCCGTCTTCCTTATCAAAGTAAAATCCATCAAGATTAACTACTTCTTGAGTGTATCGTTCATAGTCTTCAATCATTTCTTTAAGGTTATTTAGCTTCATTAGCTCTCCCTCTGCCACATATATACCGCAAGGTATGGCTGCATGTTATTGTGAGGTTGATTCCCACCGTCTCCAGCAATTTTATGGCTATGTTCGCCTTCCTCAGATGTTAATCCAGTCCAATTACGAGACGCTAAAAAACTTATCAATCTACCATCTTTAGAGTGATTAGTCCAATTAGTGAAGCCTTGGCCTTCCGCATCATAAGTAAATACACCTGTCACCCCATTCTCAGGACCTACTGTTGCCCAAACATTACCAGCAATCTCCATAGTGCCTCTATTATGTGTGTGTGCTCCACTCGAGTCCGTAAATTCATTATGATTATGCCAAGGAGCTTCCTCAAGAGTTAATGTATGCATGGACTCACCGCCCATAGTACCTGCTTTGAAATTACTTCCTTGCGATAATAAAACTCTACCTTGTTCAATATATGTCCACTTGCCGAACCCAAACAACTCATGAGGATCAGTTGCAATAGTACTGCAGTAAATAGATCCAATTGGATATACTTTATCCAACACATTATTAACAGCTGTATTAATGGCCGTTGTGACATCATCGCTTAATTTATCTAAAGTTACACTTTTATTTTTAATCTTTGTTGTTGTTATGCTGTCATCAGACAAATTGATTGTTTGTATCGTACTATTTCCAATTTGCTTGCTAGTAATCGTATTATCACTACGTTCTAGATAAATAATGTCAGAAACGCTTGTAGATGTAGTTTTGACTGCTGCAATAAACACTCGCACTTTATCAACCCACTGAATGCCGTTATAATAAAACGTTTTAGCTAGCATCTCATTGTAGTAATGCATATTAGTACTTGCATTTTCTGGTGGAGTATTACTAATAACAGGTTTAATAGTTGTACTACCATAATTAATTGCACCCGTCCCAACATTATAATCAAGATACAAATATGACGTTGTATTTGCAGGTACTACCCATGGAGTCGCTCTTGCTGTAATCGATTTAACATAGTCTACAGCTCCATTAATATCAAATCCATTAGCAAAGGTTACTACTACAGGCGTTACTGTGCCATCTATAGCCACAGACAAGCTATCACCGCTCAAATAGTTATATTGACCGCCTGATACGCTGCCACTAAGCACACGGTTACGCAATCCACCACCGCTACCATTACCATTGGAATTTTTATCAATCTTGTCAGCGATGTTTAACATCTCCTGCCGATTTTTCAATATAGCCTCACGCTTAGTATCTCCACTGGGACTATCATTAAGTGGATATATCTCTTGATATGCCATTTAAACCTCCTCGTAATTATAATCAAACTGTCTTATTGATATAGCGCCTTTTTGCACAAATATTTTGATTTGTAAATTACGATTGGCGCCACCGCCAATTTTATAAACCTTGGTATACTCATCTTGAGATAACAAATCACTATAGTCGTGTAATAACACGCCGTCCTCATCGTTTAAGCGCTCATCTTTAGACGCAAATTTAATCTGTTTAGGTGTACGATTACTAATTTGCACATTGCCGTAACCATCGATTATGTTATGAGCCACAAAATCATAGTTCATAAGCAATATAAACAGCTTAGTAGCTAATCTATTTCCTGAAATGATTGATGTTTGTATTTGTTCGCCATCATCAGTGTCTAAACGCTCGTCAAGAATACCGATTTTGGTACCATATGCCATATAAACATCTTTGTTGTAATCAACAACTTCATGTAAGACATGACTTAATTTTCGTGATGTAAATACACCTCGTCCGTCTTCATATCTTGGTATGTAATGATATAAAAAGACAAGATTGCCATTTTCGGGCTTAATCCAAATCTGCTTACGTGATGGTACGTGCCACATTTCGCAAGTATCTTTAATATTCTTAATAAGATAAGCGTTAATATTAAGCCCTGTTTCAAAAGGCTGAATATTGGCATATGTATTAGTCGGCATGAAAGACATTAGTCCGCTATTGCCTAAATAGTAACTACGATCATCAATATTAAGCGCACTGCCACTGCAATATCCTGTTGTAGATAGCGGAAATACACTAAAATAACTATCAGCTGGTGACCCGATGACTTGGTAAACCTTGCCATACTGCTTGTAAACAAGTATTGATTTACCTAAAAAGTCTAATGAAATAATCGTTCCTTGGTCTTTATAGCCCACATCAACATATTGACCACTCGATGCATCATTAGTGTTATTTTTCCACGATTTATAATCACCAATAGCACTCCAGTACACGCTATGACCATAGATGCTTGATACAATCACACGCCCACTGTAACTGCTTACAAATTCACAAGCAGGACTATCATCAATCGTAATTAATGTGCCACTACCTGTAATAGCTTGTAGCTTGCCACCACTAGCAATTAATACATCGCCATCATAAATGTGATATTTAGGCTTTTTTGTACCTGTTAATTGCCCGATTAATTCATGTGTATGCAAGTCAGTATAATAAAGATTATTACCACTATTGAAATAAAACCGTTTACGGTTAATATCGTAAAACAAGCTTTCTACTTCAATACCTGCATCATAAGCAATTCTTACACCTGCCACAGTTCGTAATGCACCATCAGTTCTGTCAAATTCGCATTGTAAGGCTTGCACAACACTTTCAATACCAATATTCTCTGGACTCGTTGACCAATCAATGCCCAATCTAAAACCACGAGTACTAGCAAGTAATTTCTCACCCATGCTAATACCCCCTTGATTGTTGAATGAGTTGTGTCAAGCTATCAATAAACCCTTTATCAAATCCTGCATATTCAATCATCAATGATTTTTTCTTAACCAAATAAGAAACTAGCTGCACTAAGTAATGAGTATATAACTCTGTAAAAGGAATACTATCTGTCATATTAGCAATATGTGTTTTTTTCACCGCATAATATACATCTCTTACTTCTTTTTGCCCGTACGTCTCAAAAGAGCCATTGTTAATAGTAATAGGATATCCTTGTTTAGGCACAAACTGCATAAATCCAACAGGAATAACATCGTTATTATTAATAGATTTACGCTTAATGACTTCACGATCTTTAATGGCAGTTAATATCATAGATAAGTGGTCAATGGCTGCATTAATATAAGGGATATATTCTTTTTCATTGTCTAAAATCTCATTACTTTCAAGATTAATCTCCGTAATCAGTTCGCTGACCACCATAATCGTAATACCCCCTTGCCATTACTACACCTGTGTTACCACCGCTTTGATTAGCTAACTCTGATAATCTTGCTTGCCACATAGCTACCAATCCATTAATATCCATTTGCATCACACGATACACAATATAATCAACTAACATTGTCTCAATCTCCGCGATATAACCGCTCTCACCATCTAACATCATGTAATCAACGGTCGGAACATACTCAACTTCTATGGTCTCTTCTGCATCTGCATCAAAAGCGATATTCTTAAGTTGACTTACCGTATAATCATCAATCTCTTGCCCATCAGCGGTTACTTTTAACACGGCAATACAATTAGTAGGTAACTCTACTTTTCCAATGCCTGTAGATATATATGTCCGCTTTACATATGATGGAAACACACTAGCAAGTAAATGATTAAGCAAGTGATTGCCTTCATTGTAGAATTCTAATAATTTATACGGAGTATAAGTTTCGTGCCCCGTATCATCAATCTGCATAAAGGCACGATTAAGTAATTCTTTGATAATCATATAATCGCTCCTACAATTAAAGGGGGAGTTGTTACACTCCCCCCTTTGTTAAAACACTAATTAATCCTTTTTGCCGCCGGTGATGACTTGAATAACACCATAATCCTTGCTATTGTATTTTGACTTTTCAATGCCTGCCATAATGCTGATACCATTACCCTGTACGTTGCCGTAATCATCATCTTGTGCAATATGACGTGGTTCACTAGCTACACCAAAGCATGCAGCTTGTGTACCCAATAACAAGTTGCGATTAATGGTTGCTCCACTAGCACCCGTATCAGATGTTACTACTCGTTCATATTCATAAAGTACAACACCGTCATATTCACCCAAAGAACCTGAGAAAATAGGGTTTTTAGCACCACGCACATTAGCATTTTGCTGTGCGGCTTGCCATACAGGGTCTTCTTTGAGATCACGAGATGCCCAAGGGCTTACAAGCATAATATATTTATCTTGACCATCGATTTTAATCGGATTAACTTTTGGTGCATGCATTTTAGCCTTACGGCGAGCAGCGCTAATTAAGCTGCAAGTCAATTTATCAGTAGCTGCAGTGCCTGCCACAGTACCAGCAGTGGCAGCATACATTACTTCGCCTGCTGTTGGATTAGCAGACAATTTAGCCATAAGCGTATTATCCAAATAATCGGATAACCACTGAGTTAATGCACTTTTAATAAGTGGCAAGTTATCATAAGGGCTTTTCTGGTCCTCTGCCTCATAACGAGTAACAGCGTTACGGATCAAGTCAACAGTTACGCTAAAATCATAAATGCTTAACTGGTCCTCTTTGCCTTTTAGTGTGGCACGTGTACCAACTACACCATCACCTGCTAAATTCATAGCTAAACCAAAGGTTACTTTATCGCCTTTTACTTTCTTTAAATCCGCATTTTTATGTACAACATTCTTGCCATCCGTAGATGTGAATTTTTCAAAATAGCTATCCTTTACTCCTTCATGCCATACTTTTCGCGCCCACAATTTAGGGACGAGATTTGTAGGGATTGTCAATTGATTAGCCATATCTGCCATAATTTATCGCTCCTTATCCGATTAACTCTTTAATCTGTCGCTGTAGGCTCTCTGGCAATTCTGCCTCACGCCCTTCGGCAACGATTTTTATTAATTCATCATCAGTAATAGTACCCAACGCTTTACCGTTGCCACCGCCTAATGCATCCGCTTTTGGCAAATTTGATGCCTTTTCTAACGGATTATTAATAGGTGGCTGTATGGCTTGTTCATTGAGCTTGCCACGCAATCGTTCAACAAACTTTGTAATTACTTCAAAATCTTGTTGTGTACCTACACCTGCTCCGGTTCGAGCAAATGCCGCATCAATCGGATTAGACTCAGCACGTGTCATTCCATTAAGTTCATCTTGCGCTATTGCCAACATGTCTTGGAAATCATCTGCTGACTGAATAGACTGAATAAAAGCGATGTTTTGATTACGCAACACCATCCGCTGTTGTTGCTGTTGAGTCACCACATACTTAATACGCCCTTGCTCTTCCAAAAGTTGAGCATATTTTTCGGGGTCCGTATACATCAAGTCTTCCATATTATCAATTCCGAGTTGTTGCATAGCAGATTTCTTTGCAAATTCATTAATATTAGAGACTTCTTCTGCCGTTAATGTAACTGGTGCGGATTGTTGCCTAAATTCGTTTAGTTTTTTCTCAGCTTCTTTACGGCGTTTTCGTTCAGCCGCAAGTGCCTTGTTTAAATCGCCATGATTTTCTTCAGTAGCATTGGTTGATTCCTCTACATCTGCATTTCCTTCACTTGATGGCTCACTCTCAGAGTTAAGAGGGGTGTCTGATTGCTCACCTGTTGGTTCATCGGTAACATCAGTAGACTTATCATCAATTTCTACATCTTTTAAATCTTCAGCTGTTAAACCATACTCTTCTGCATTCACTACATCTTTTACATCATCGTTCATAGTTATCTCCTTTTTAATTAGTTTATCGTCAATAATCGGGACGAAAATTAATCGCAGTTTATCGACATTGCAGGTCGAATTGATTAGTTATCGTCATAATCAGACGGAGTAGCTATTCTTAAACCGTCCACTATCATTGATAGGCTACGTGCTTAAGCATTCGCATGGAAATCAGTTTAGCGTCATGATCAGGACAATTTATTTACATTTCCGGCGGCATGCCTTGTGGTGGCAATTGCGGTTGTTGCTTTGCCTGTTCTTGCAGTTGCTGTTGTGTAAATCCTTGTTGCGCTTGCATCGCACTATTAATTTGTAATTGGTCATTACTGCCTTGTGCTGCAAGCCGTTCTGCCATAATTTGCTGAGGTGATATATTTACTCCAATTGTCTGTAAGTATTCACTTAACGCTTCTGCAGGTAAGTCTTTTACATTAGCACTCAATCGTACATCAGGCTGTGCTGGCTGACTGCTACGCTCTTTAAGCATTCGGAGCATCTCATCCTTGTCTGGAAAATCCATGTATTTAACGATGATTTCCATTGGAATATCCGCACCACTTTGTTTAGCTTCAAGTAATTGATAAAGACTTGCCTTGCGTGCGGTTGCGGATGCCTGACTAGTAATGATCGTGATATCGAAATCAAATGCTGACAAGTCATACAGTACTTTTTTAACAGGATTGCCGTCTTCGTCATATTGTTGCTGCCCGAATTGGTCAACTTGTGGTTGTTCAACCATTGCTTGATTAAGATTAGGTTCAATATGAACAAATTCTGCTTTGCCATCATCACCTAAAATACGCATTGCTTTCTGCTCATTATAATATTGAGGTATTAATCCGGCTTTTCCTTTTTCACCCCACAAAATCAACACGATTTGACGCTCTGACTCTTTGGCTTTGTCAAAAATATCTGCGGTCTGTACTGTTGTAACAGATTGTCTTAAATCAATCGCTTTACCGCTCATGGCACCGATAGAGCCACTTAAACTCTCAGGCGTAATACCACTTATCGTATAGAAGTCACTATTGGCTTGGTTCTCAAGCTCCATATTCCCGATTGACTGATTAGCCGGTAAGCCTTCATTGTACGTTATTCCCGGCGGCAAGAAAATATTGGCGCCCGGTTGTGTAATATTATCTTTAATCGTCTTTTTAATGCGTTCATCCGTTACGCCGTGCCACATTCTAACGCCTAATGCTTGCTGATTAACGATGTGCATGCGCTGACTACGATTTTTATTAAGCTCACGTTGTGCATCTTTAATATCACGCACAACGCCTGCAGGTTCTAATCGGTCATCGTCTGCATTTTCACCGCTGTAATAGCAAAATTGAAAAACCAATGGAAATCGCCCATGACTATAAGGACTTTCGCTATCCTCTAATAACACATCATCTGCAAAAGTGGCATATCTAATCTTTACATCCGGTATCTCTTGACCTTTAACACCAAGCGCCTTGGCCAATCCATACAAGGGGCTATTTTCCTCAACTACGCCATCTGACGTCACATAAATAGTCTTCGTAGTGTATTCCTTATACCAATACTGAACCACTCTAACCTTCTGTAAGTCTTTGTCATACCATCGAGGATATGCATTAGTTACTTCCTGTTCAGTATCATCATATTTGTGATATAAACGTTCGATTTCTTCAGCCTTATCAGGATATACTTGCTTTAATTTTTCTTTACTTTCCCACGTATAACGACCGCAAAACATAGCATCCGATAAGTCTTCTCGTACGCTTTCAGGGTCTTTAAATACATCAAATGGGCTCATGCGTTCAATCAGCACTTGTCCATCCATCTTAGCGTAATCAAAGTCATACGATACCCAATACGCACCTAATCCGCACGTCACTACGTCACGGAATACCTTTTTCTTTTCACGCTGATAGTTAGTCCTATCAAGCACATATTTTGTAATGCCTTTAGCAACACGGCTAATGCGGTCATCCTCTTCTGACCGAGGCATAAAATCCGGCTCAGTTTCATTTTGAGCTGCATAACCACACAATAGATTAACTACAGGTCTGATGCGGTTGATTGTAATGCAAGGTCTGTTAGCATCTTTAAGTATTTTCTTATCACTATCAGTCCATTGCTTGCCTTGAACAAACGCATAGTCTTCGTGTGCCTCTTTTCGCCAGTCCTCATTGATGACTAATGCACGTTTTACATTCTCTTTTGCAGTTAACACATCAAACATAATTAGTCATCTCCTATTCAACCAATTCAGAACCGTAAATCATGCGATACATTTCTTCGAGTTGCCACTGTGGCATATGACTTGCAAATTCAGCTAACTGCTCATCCGTAAATTTAGCCGGAATTACAATGCCATTTTCAACCCGTTCTCCATACTCACTTTTTAGCACTTTATAGGCGTAATCACGTAACGCCCTATCACTCATCACACGCCCCATGCACTGTACTCCTCATTATCTCCATCAACATATTTATAGCCATCGTTAAATTCTTTTTTGACATCATACGCTGATATAGGTCTACTCATTAGCATGTATCTAAACGCATCATACGCATGGTCTTCTTGATCAGTGTCTACATCCTCTACATTACGCTTACTATACGTAAGTGCTGGCAATGTTCGTATAAGATTTTGGCAAGTCTCAAATATAACTACCTTCCGTTGTCGCAGTCTTTCATGCACTTGCATCTTACCTGCAATGCGGTCATTATCCGCTTTATCCCACACAATACCTTCTGTTGCAAAGATTTCTTGAATAGTCGGTCCATCGTGTCCAGTTCGTTGCCAAATAGCCGGGTCAGCCACACCATACCAATCTTTCATAAACTTGCATTTACGAGCGACTTCACGGGCTGTTTCTTGCGTGCCAACATTCGGTTGCCCTTGTTTACACCCATATATCTCATGCGTGATATATATCGTGTTATCTTGGTCAACTGCCGCTCCATATATTGCATATGGTTTAGTAAACCCCCAATCCATTGCTCGTAATCGAGTCCAATTGTCTGGTATTTCAAACGGCTTGCAAACATGGATTTCAGCATTAAATTCTTCAAATACTTGACCTTCAAATATATTCCAATCACCGTTTTTATAAGCCTTTCGCAGCTTATCCGGCAATGTGTCCAAATTATCAATGTAAGTGCTTGCTAAATATGGATTATCATCTACTTTTGCTTGCACAAAGGCAATCTTATCAGCAAATTGCATTAGATTTTTCGGTATAATGTGGTCAATAAATAAGGATTTAACCCACATATGACCTTTACCGCCCGGATTTGTACCGCCAAAAAATTTAGTATCGTTAATACCCGTCCAACGTAGTCGCATACGCAAAAAATCAAATACGCTTTGTTCATTAAGCGTCATTTCATCAATAGCAATGGCTGCGAACTCGCTAGATAAGTATTTTTCAGGACGATCTAAATTCCTAAAACAAATTACACCGCCACCCCATTCGGGGCGTAGTATAAACTCATGGTCAGTAGTCTTATAATCGCCAAGCCATAAGGGAAATTCCATTCGTATCTTGCTGATTTGTCTATCCTTTAATGATGGATAGTCTTCGCAAAATATTCCTACCCGAATTCCTGTTATTCCTGTCTTAATAAACCAATTAATGAGCAAATACACCATAATCCAACGCAGTATATACGATTTACCGCCACCAGCGGCACCGCCATACAAGGTATACTTATTCTTAAGTACAGCCTTAATAAAATCACGTTGTCTCTTTGTAGGGTTAATCACATCATTCAGCAAATCAACACGTTTACTCTGTTTCGCCATCAATATCACCTACCGAAAGCAATATATTCTGACTTTGTAAATCCTCTTTACTGATTTTGTCTCGCCAGCTATCACGGCGGCGGTTTTTAAGCCAAAAGATTAGCGCTGTAACATTAGGTGGTTGATGTTTGCGCACTATCTTAGTTACCACAAGCTCAACCTCACCTGTGTCGTTGTTTTGTCGTGGCTCTTTAGTCACCTCGTCAAAGCTATATCCCATAGCCGATTTAATAAGAGTCTCCTCTATCTCATCGTCTATTACATCCTTGCCTTTTTTTAGGGCCTTAGCTATCTGCGGAAACCGCTTTTTCCAATCATACAATGTAACTGCACTAATCCCTATCTTTTGGGCAATATCCTCATCGGTATACCCATTACGAGCAAAGCCTTTGAGCAATGTTAAATTATCTGGCTCTAGCCATTGTTGATATTTACTTTTTCCCATAAGCTCTCCTCTCGTTTAATAAATAATGGCGGAAGATGTAGGATTCGAACCCACGCACGCATAAGCGCCTAACTGTTTTCAAGACAGTTCTCTTAATCCACTTGAGTAATCTTCCATGTATAACAAAAAAGGTACCATTTCAGGTACCCTTTTTGCGTCTTAGGAGGAGGATGATAGTTTGCTAGCCACGTCCTACAACACAACATGCGTAGGGTTTTGAAAGGAATGTAGAACAATACAATGTCCCCTATGGCTATATTATATTAGTAATCAAGCGTTACCATTCTCATCATGAGAAATAGGGCGCAACTTTAATTAGCTACGCCCTCTACTTAATAAATGTTTATTATATTTTTTGCCACCAATTGTAATGCCATACTCATAATAACGCTGTCAATACGTCTATAGTATGTCTGATGACTAATACACTCATCATCAGCTGTTACTCGCCAGTACTCACCATCAACATAACGCTTAATAGCTATCCTGCGACAATCACTATCAACACTGTCTAAAGCTACATCAATAGCATTAAGCACTACTTTAGGATTAACAATCACTTTGCCACAAACCTTTATCGCTTTAAAACGCTTATCTTTTGGCAACTGCACTACTAAATTATTAATTTGCTGATAATGAGATAAATACCACTCTGCCTCATCTTTAATTTTGTTTAAGTCTATATTAATCCCTCCAAACGATATAAGCTAAACCTACACCATCAAGGCACTCAACATAATTTACCCCTTCTTTGTTCTATCCTTTATTTCGTCATCAATAATTTTCTCCACCGTTTTTATTTGATGCCTTAACAATATAAATTCCCCCTCCAAAGACTCATATGAAATCATAAACCTACCATTGCTATCACTTCTCAATCTTGCAAAATCAAAATTCAACTCATTCAAAAATATTCTAATTTCACCCAAATTAAAGAGAATACTCTCTATTGTTTCGCTTGTTGCTTGTAGCCGTTGCATGGTCATTCGTGTATGCATTTTTATCCCCCCTTCTAGCCTTTTCATCGTCTTGACCCTTCAAGTTCAACCTCTATATGATTCTCTAGCTTTTCCGCTTGGTTTTTAACGCTGTCAAATTCAAGTAGTAAATCATCAGTGTATAACTGAAACCGACCTACGCTATCCCACCGCAATATATCAGCCAAATCATCCAACTTGATGAGTTTGCCTTTTAGCTCGCCCATTAACTCAATAATCGGCTTTAAATTTTCGGCTGCTTGCTCTAAATATTTAATTCTAGTTCGTTCATCCATGTTAAGCCTTTGCCCTTTCTGCCACACTATCGACTAGATTAGCAGTTACTAATGCCCTAGCCATTGCCGGCACTACGCTATTACCAATTCTCTTAACTTGCTCCTTGATTGAATATTTCTTTCCCCGATAGTCAAACTCTAGTTTGTAATCATCGGGGAACCCTTGAGCCCTTGCGAGTTCCCGAGGCGTTAGCATTC